TTTGCAAAGAACCCCGAAGAACGCACCTCGGCCATATGGGTATACCGGTCATACCCTCTAAAAAAAAAAAGAAAAAAGAGACCCATGTCACCCCTATGACCCCGCATTGTTTTCTCCGGAGCCGATATCGTTGGACATATATGGCCGGTATGACCGGACATTTTTCCTATGCCCTTCGTTGACGATAGCCAGTGGCCGCCGAACCGCGCTCTTGTCGGTGTCTGGGTGGCCACTGGCTCCTCGACCCATACTGCTAGGCTTTGATAGCTTTCTTGACTTGTGCTATTGTAGCTTCGCCGCGTTTCACCGCACCACGGATTCTGTTTCCGGCGTTCATGCGCTGCTGTCCACGGTTTAGGTGCTCGTATTTCGTCATAAGCTCGCCTGCCTTCATGTCCAAAAGCCGCTCGGCTGTCGCTATTACGTCCTTTGGCTCAAGCCCTGCTAAAAGGTGCGCTACGTCATCGCCATTGTTCAGGCTCTTGCGGTCACCTGCACTTATGCTCGGCTCGTATTTCGTGCGGTACTTGAGCAGCGTACCGCTCATGCTTTTCACTTCTTTCTCGTCGTCTTTAAGTACAGTCTTTTTGGTTTGCTTAGCCATGTTTGTATCCTCTTTGTCTAATGCCGGAAGTCCCGACCTTTCTTATGTCCAGTCTATTACGTCGTCGTTGTTTTCGTCAGTCACATACGTGCCTTGCCATTGCGCATTAACGCTGTCGTTAGCTACACCTTCAGCGTGATGCGAAAGCCATGCTTCTAGCTCTTTACCTTCTAGGTGCGCAGGCACTTCAAGCTCTTCTTCGGTTTGCCATTCTTTGATTACGGTCATTGTGCGTGTCTTCATGGGTCTTGCTCCTATGCTGTGCGGCATCATCGCCACTAACCCCTAGTATAGCATAGCCCGTTACCTCCGTCAATACCGTTCGTCGGATCAGTTTATCTCTCTTTTTATGCCTCTATAAGTCGGGCTTATAGCTGCCTGCATAGGCAGGTGGGCGAAACCCGTGGCTAAAGAGCCGTGGCCAAATCTCGCGGGTCTGGTTCCACGTGGAACGAGCCGCCGAAATGGGTGGGGGGCTGGAAGCGACCCATATACCGCTCCCGCTCCCCCAGTTCGCGAACCTTTTTAAAATGCCCTAGGAACTCAAATTAGTTTTCTTCCCCTAGGTACTACATCCTTGACACGATGCCCCCCGTGTGCTATACTTTTTCTATGAAAAGCGTCCGACTAAAAATTTTAACAAACATTGAGGTATTATCCGAAGATACGTTAAAATATAGAGAAATGGAGTTGGACAGGGCGTTATTAAATAGCCCAGCAGTAATCGCGCAAAAAGTAGAAAGAGAGTTAATCAAACGGCTGCAAATTACAGCCCCTTACTTAGTACCTATGGTGATAAAATGAATCTTCAAATGAAACTGTACGCGGGAATTGGACTTTTCCTTTCTTTTTTGTTTGTATTATGGTACGGATATAGTTGGGGTGCAGATGTTGAATTCACTAAATCCGAGGCTCGGCAGAAAGTTGCCATACAAGCTGCTCTCGTGACGTATAAAAAAAGAGTCACGCAAGCAGTAAATGCAGCGGATAATTATGAAAAAGACAAAATAAAACTGGAGGATACTAATGTTAAATTGGAAGAAAGAATACAAGCCTATTTTGATAAGCTTAACAATCCTGATCGTAGCTGTTTTGATGCTAACGGGTTGCAGCTCTTCAACGACATTTCAGAAGGACGAGGTAGCCCCGATACCAGCCAGCTTAAAAGAACCATGCAAAAAGGGTTTACCGAAATTAAAGGATGGCAACCGAAATTCTATACTCACCAATCGAAAAGATACCTACTCCCAGTACGAGAGTTGTCGTAAACGACACCAACGACTAATCGAGGCAATACCAGTGTCGAAAGCAATAGTAATACAAGATAAAGAACAGTTAGCCGCAGTTATTGAGCGAAATAAAGCCAATGGGTGGGAAGATTTATCTGCTCAACGGAAAGCGTTTGCTATGCATTTTTTGTTGAATTACGACCATCGAGCAGCTGCTAAAAAGGTAAAATTTTCACTGGAAATGGGTGCTAAACTCATACGCGAACCTTTATTAAGTGCATATATCTCAGAACTACAGAGTCAAGACTTAATATCAAATATCGTAACTGAAGATTTCGTGCGAACACAATGGCTCAATTTAATACCTATATTATCTGGTCAGGTAGAAATACCTATTGTACTGGCCGATGGCTCAGAAATTAATGCCAGAAAATTCCATGCAGCCGAACTAAATAATGTGCTAAAGGAACTTGCGAAATCCACTAAATTCTATGAAGAAGGTAGTGGTGATGGTAGTGTTAACGTGCAAATCAACGTGGCTGCGTTATTAGGCAATAATGCGAAAATAATCGATGGGTGATATAGTATTACCCCATAACTGGGAAGCTCGACTCCACCAACAAAACTTCATGAAGTATATGTGGGAAGGTGGCAAAAGAGCACTCCTTGTGTGGCATCGTCGTGCAGGTAAAGATAACGCAGCTTTAAACTTTACTGCCGTGGAAACTCAACGAAAAATTGCTAACTATTGGCATATGTTCCCTGAACAAAAACAAGGACGAAAAGCGATATGGGAGGGTGTTGACCCCCATACTGGTATAAAATTCATAGACCAAGCTTTTCCTAAAGAATTACGCGCAAGCAAGAATGATACTGACATGTTGATTCGTTTTAAGAACGGGTCTACATGGCAAATAGTAGGGTCTGATACCTACGATAGTAATGTTGGTACTACACCATATGGTGTTATTTTCTCGGAATGGTCATTAGCAGACCCTAGGGCGTGGGATTTCATACGACCTATTTTAAAAGAGAATAACGGGTGGGCTATCTTCCCGTACACGCCACGTGGTAAGAATCATGGTTTTGATTTGTATGCTATGGCGCGGGATAATGAAAATTGGTTCTGCGAGTTATTAACTATTGAAGATACGGTACGAAGCGATGGAAGCAGAATCTTTACTGACCAAGATTATCAAGACGAACTTGATGAAGGGATGGATCCAATGTTGGCAAAGCAAGAGTACTACTGCAGCTTTGATGCAGGATTACTTGGTGCTTACTATACAGATGATATTAAAAGAGCTAAATTTGGCAATTACCCGTGGAATCCTGCTAAACCGGTACATACATTTTGGGATATTGGGCTTAAAGATGCAACTTCGATTACGTTTGGCCAAGAAAATGGCGGAGCAATCGATATTATCGACTATGAAGAACAAAATAATGTCTCATTTGACACATGGATAGGTATAATAAGAGATAAACCATATAATTACGGCATACATAGTATGCCGCATGATTTCAAGAAACGGGATTGGAAAGATGGCAAATCGGCAGATAGTACAGCACAAAATTTCCGTTTTGATTATGAATTAACACCGAATTTATCAAGACAACAGGGCATAGATGCAGTAAAATTAATCATGCCTAGGGTCAGGTTTAATAACTCGCCTGCAGTAGGAAGGTTGGTAGATGGCCTTACTAATTACAGACGCGAATGGAATCCTAAACTTAAAGTATTTATGGATCGCCCATTACATGATTGGGCATCAAATCCAGCAGATTCATTCAGGTATTTTGGAATAGCATGGCCTGATAATTATGAAATGTTTAACAATAGAGAAATAGTTGTTAAAGCATCTAATGGCAAAATTAAACGAGTTAGTGTAAGGGGACGGTAATGGACGCGAACAAAATAGTAAATAATTTAGGACGGTTGAAAGCAGAGCGTTCTAATATAGATAGTATATGGGATTATATTGATAATTATGTAGTTCCATTCCGCTCGGACATCTATAATGAAGGTCAAACTGAAAATTCAGTGGATTGGCGCAACCGTACATTATATGATGCAACCGCTGCAGACGCGAATGAAACTCTATCTTCTATTATCCATGGCTCAATCACTTCTACTTCTATTAAGTTCTTTTCCATGCAATTCCGCCAAGAAATACTTAACGAAGATGAAGAAGCAACTGAATGGATTCAAGCATGTGAAGATATAATGTTTGAATCGTTGCAAGATTCTAATTTCGATGTGGAATCAAGTGAGTTTTATATTGATTTAACATCATATGGCACGTCTATTATAATTGAAGAAGGAGGTGATCCTATAAACTTTGACGGCGTTGATTTCTTTTGTGCTCCGATATCAGAATGTTATTTTGACCAAGACCACAAAGGCAACATCGTTAATTTCTACCGCGAACTTGATTGGACTCCAATACAAATCATTGAAAAATTTGGCGAAGAAAATGTGCCAGATAACATTATTGCTCAGAAAGACAAAACCGACGTTAAAATAAAGGTCGTGTTCTGCGTATATAAACGTAGTGGCAAGTATGATTCTTATAAAGAAGTGGCAGCAGAAGACCGCCAATATGGATTCAAGTACGTAGTAGTAACCGATAAAGCAGAATTAGGCGATGAAGGCGGTTATTATGAAATGCCAGCATTCGTAGCCAGATGGCGCAAAACGTCACGTAGCAAATGGGGATTCAGTCCTGCTTTTATTTGTTTATCTGACATTTTATCACTCAACCAATTAGTAGAAGATACTTTCGAAGCGTTGGGCAAGGTGATTGACCCTGCTACCTTAACAACTCAACGCGGAATACTTTCAGATTTAGATTTAGGTCGTGCCGGTTTAACTATCGTTAAGGATATAAATGATGTTAAATCCTACGAATCTAATGCTCGTTTTGATGTAGGCGAAATGAAAATCGACCGATTACAAGAGTCAATCAACAGAGCATTTAAGATTGACAAAATTCAAATGAAAGAAAACATTCAAATGACGGCTGAAGAATTTCGTGGTCGCTATGAAATGATGCATCGGATGCTTGGTCCAACTGCAGGTCGCTTACAGAATGACTTTTTAGACCCGCTATTAAATCGTACATTTAACATGTTATATCGTGCTAAAAAATTACCGCCAATGCCTGATATAGTAAAACAGAATGAAGGTGTTCTTAATATTGAATATGTTGGTCCGATGGCAAGAGCACAGAAAAGTATCGTAGTACAATCAACTATGGAATGGTTAGGTAATATTGCCCAAATGGCAGAAGTTTTTCCAGATGCATTGGATATACCGAACGTGGATAAAATATCACGTGAAACAGGAACATTATCTGGTGTGCCAATTAAATATATGAATTCCATTGATAATGTAACGAAGATGCGTAAACAAAGAAGTGAAGATCAAGCCCAAGCTCAAGCTACTGCGAATGCTGAAGCAGATGGTAATGCTAAAGAAGCTCAAGGCAAAGGCGAAATAGCATTAGAGGAGGCAGGTAGCAATGTCTAGCGAAGCACAAAAAGCAGCAAATAAAAATAAAGTTAACCAAGTAATAAAAGCTATGGTACGTAGGTCAGCACCATTTAAGCGGTTATTTAAAGGTATAGATGGCGAAGCAGTATTAAAAGACCTGAAAGCCGAATTTAGAAATGTTAGTGTGGTTGCCAATACTCCACATGAAACAACAATAAGAGCAGCACAATATGATGTACTCGATTACATTGATAAAATGATAAATTTTAAAGGAGAAGATGATGAAATTCATGAACCAGAGATATCTGAATAAGTACCAAGAAGAAGCAGGCGGTGAAGGTGATAAAGGCGGCGGTGGAACACCAACTTTCTTAGAATCGTTGCCTGAAGACCTTCGTGGCAATGGAGCACTTGCTAATTTTAAAGATGCGGGTAGTCTCGCTAAGTCGTTTGTTGAAATGAAGTCTATGCAGGGCAGTTCTATTCGTATCCCTAGCGCAGAAGCAAGTGACGAAGATCGTAGTGCTTTCAACCAGAAGTTGATTGAACAAGTTCCTAATGTGATGTTAAAACCGGACTTTGATAACGCTGACCAAAGCAATGAATTTTATCGCACATTAGGCATGCCTGAAGAAGCTGGTGGTTATGAAATACCTAAAGTTGAAGGTATTGAAATGCCGGAAGAACGTGGTGTTGCTCTAAAAGCAATTGCCCATGAAATCGGTCTTTCTAAAAGCCAGTTTGATAAAATGATGGTTGGGGCAATGGGATTAGATGTGGCGGCTGCAGAAGCACAAACAACCAGATTAAAAACCGAAGCAGAATCTTTACATACTGAATGGGGCATGGCGTTTAACGAGCGTAAAGACACGGTATTAGCCGTGGCTAAACACACAGGCGCACCAGATCGATTGATCGCTGCTATTGGTGCTGATGAAGCTGGTGTTGAAACTATGCAATGGTTACTAAAAATGAGTGGTTTTGTGAAAGGCGAAGGCATTGAAATTGCCAATCAAAACAATGATGATGCTGAAGGAAAGGGTAAAATGACTCCTGCTGAAGCTCGTAGCCAAATATCTGATATTAATGCTAATAAAAATCACCCTTATTGGAATCAAAATGATTCAGCGCATAATGACGCGTTGAATAAGATGGTTGAACTTCAAAAAATGGCCAAAGCTGGCTGATACTTGACAAAAGCACACGGATGTGCTATACTTTGGTTTTAGACATCAAGGGCTACCGTTCATCGATCTGAAAATGTCATTTTAGGAATCCACATAGGGTGGGCTACTCCAACATTTTAATTAACTAAATTGGAGATATAAAATGCCCATTTCAATTGACCAAGCATATATTGACACGTTTGAAAGTAACGTACGTCATCTTGCACAGCAAGAAGAAACAAAACTTCGTGGTACTGTCCAAGAAAAATCAGTACAATCCGAATCTCATAACTGGGAACGTTTAGGCACGTTAGATGCAGCTGTTAAATCGTCTGCTCGTACTGCTACGCCTGAACAAGACGCAACTTGGAGTCGTCGGGTTTCAGTTGCTATTACATATCACATTGGTACATCAAACGAATTGGAAGACCCAATTCAAATGTTAGTTGATCCTAACTCTAATTTGACTCGTGGCATTGCTTCTGGCATGAACCGTCAAATGGATGATGTTATTATTGACGCGGCGACTGGTACAGCACTTGATGGTGATGGCGCAGCAAATGTTTTCCCTGC